AAATTCGTACTCCCGGCAACCAGACGAATATCGTCCAGCGCCCGGTGACAGATATGGACAAGCAGCGGTTCCGTGCTTCCTATGCCGCTTTCAAGGCAGGAGACACGGAACAGGTGATCGGTACTCCGCTGGCCGAAACCCCGTGGATTACCCGGTCACAGGTCGAAGAACTAGCCTACCTCCGAATCCGCACACTGGAACAGCTTGCCAACGTGGGGGATGATGTATGTACCCGTATCCCCGGCCTATTCAAGCTGAAACAGCGGGCACAAGCAGCTATCGAAAGGGCCGAGAAATCTGCTCCGTTTATCGCCATGCAGAAAGAGAATGACGATCTACGGAATAAGTTGACGGCTCTGGAACATGCGCTTGCCGACCAAGCCGAGACTCTGAAACGGCTGGAGGCTGACAGAAGCGCAAAGACAGAACGCAAGGGGTAAGTCATGGCCGTTCGGGCATCTGTGCTGACCATCGTAAACCAAGCCCTGCAAGAGATTGGTCTGCCGCAGGTGGAAACGACTATCTCTCCGTTCGACGATCAGACCGGGTTCCAAACGCTCGGTCTGGTCAACGCTTTGGGAACACAGCTTGTCAAAGTCCATGACTGGCAGTTCCTTGAAAAGTCACAGCAGTATGTAGGGGACGGAATCGTATCGGAGTTTGACCTTCCCCCGGACTTCGGGCGCATAGTCAATCAGACCCAGTGGACTTCGACCAATCGCCGTCCCATGTTCGGTCCCATGAGTCCCCAGGGATGGTCATGGGTCAAGAACGGTATTGTTTCGGTTGGCGTGTACTACCGCTACCGAATACTGGACAACAAGTTCCAAGTGTTTCCCATCCCCGCCCTGAACGAAAAAATCGACTTCTACTATATCTCGCGCAACTGGGTCTTTGACCCTGATCTTCCGGGGTACAAGGATAAGCTCACGAAGGATAATGATGAGCCTGTCTTTGACAACTTCCTTATGTGCGCGGGAGTTAAGTACAAGCTATGGGCTGCAAAGGGCATGGAAGCAGCAGAGCTTGGCCGTGAGTTTGAATACATGGTCACAGCCGAGAAAGGTCAGACGCAAGGTGCCCCCGTTATCTCACTGAACCGGCAATGGGATTACCTATATATTTCTGGTCAGAACGTACCGGATGGAAGCTGGAATGTTTAACGCCAAGCTAGGACCGCAGAGAGTCAGTCAGGCGCTTGCCGTTCAAGCGCCAACGGGCGGCCTTAATGATCTTGACCCCCTTTCCAATATGGGGCCGGAGTTCCTGATTGATGTAATGAATTTTTACCCGGATACAGGTGTCTTGGCTGTGCGCCCCGGCTATCAGGAATGGACTACCGGCATACCGGGAGGCGGCGGGGGAGGCATAGTCCATAGCATCATGAGCTATCAGGCTCTTGACGGCTCGACTGAGATATTCGCTGCTGACTATAACTACATTTATGACATAACGACTCCCGGTGCAAATCCGCCACAGGTTGCAGAGCATAGTGCTGGCAGCAATAACCCCTTTATTGATACCAACTTTGCTACGGCGGCTGGTCAATTCTTGATCGCTGTTGACGGCTTCGTTACTATGTTCTATAATGGTACAGCATGGGCGCGGTTCATGCAGGTTGGCGCAGGTACGGCAGATGCACCCGGAGAAATTGAGGGCACAGACCCTAACAATTTCTCATTCGTTCTTGTGCATAAAGGACGGCTCTGGTTTATCGAAAAGAATACCATGACTGCATGGTATCTACCGATTGACTCTATGGGCGGTGTAATTAAACCGTTCTTTGTCGGTGGCCTGTTCAAGCGTGGCGGCTATCTGCAAATGCTGGCCCGGTGGTCTGCTGATACTGGCGATGGTCTTGATGATCGCATAGTGTTCATAACCACTATGGGAGAGATTGCTTCCTACTCCGGTAATGACCCAGAAAATGCCGAGGACTGGTTCCTTGATTCTATCTGGTATATCGCTCCTCCCCTGAGCGTTCGTTCAACGGCAGACTATGGTGGCGACATTCTGTTCCTCAGTCGCCGTGGCCTAGTGCCGCTGTCCTCTCTGGTAACGAACAGCATCACGGAGATTCTGTATTCCAATACGCTGACCCGGCGTATTTCTCGCACCCTAATTAAGTTGGCATCACAGCCTAATCCGCCATTCCCAATAGAGATATCGGTTCATCCTGATTCTGCGTGGGTAGTTATCAATGTCTTTGATAGGTCCGGGCAGGATATTCTTATGGGTATCCCCGGAAAGCCAGTCCAACTAGTCATGAACTTCTTAACTGGAGCGTGGGGCAAGTTTGACTATCCGGCGCGTACCCTTCGCACAGTTGACCGTAATATCCTTATGGGCACGGATAATGGCCGTGTTCTGGTTGTTACCCCCGGCGACTATAAGGACAACGTACTGCTTGACGGTTCAGGCGGTGACTCTATCAAGGCATATGGCTTCGGTGCATATACCTACCTAGATAATCCTGCTGCCAACAAACACGCCAAGCTGATTCGTCCAAATTTCCATACAGAAGTCAAGCCCTCGTTTCGTATGCGGGTCTTGCCGGATTTCCGTATTGACCAATACCTCACTACACCGCCCCCCGGTATAGCGGCTGGCAATGCCAAATGGAATATCTCTAACTGGGATGAGGCAAACTGGGCGGGGCATGAAAATGTCTATCGCCCGTGGGTTTCGGCTAACGTACTGGGCTATGCGTTTGCATGGCAGTTGCGCGTTGATACTTCCTCAGCCTTTGGCTTGGCAGCTTTGGAATGGGTCTATGAAGCAGGGGGTCTGGTATGACCCGCTGGATTAACAGTGACCCGAGAAACCTTCAAACGCTTGCAGATATCATGGATATCGTGCCGACTGAGAAGGCCGTTTGTGTGCTGGAAGTTGACGGAACTGAGGTGATTTGTGGAGCCTTGTTCGACGGATTTAACGGTAAGACAATACATGGCCATATCTGGATTGCTGATGGTCGCATACCTTCGCGGCTGTTCTGGTACGCGATATATGATTACCCTTTCCGTTGTTGCGGCGTAGCCAATCTGATAGGAACGGTTGTGTCCTTCAACAAGAAGGCCCAAAGGCTGGTAGAGCATCTGGGCTTCAAGCTCAATTCGGTAGTGCCTAATTACTATCCGAATGGCGCTGATATGATGCTGTATGTTTGCACGGTAAAAACGGCTGGCCGGTGGGAGAAGATTCGACCGGCGGGGTTCATAGTCAAGGAGCAGGAAAATGTCAAGCCTATTCGGGAAGAAGCCGAAAGCGCCTAAAGTTCCGAATTATGTGCCGCTGGCCGCGCAGCAAGCAGCGTCACAGAATGAGCAACTTCAAAAGCAGACCGTAGCCAACCGGCCAGATCAGGTTACGGCGTTCGGCTCGCTCAAGTGGAATCAAGACCCGACTACGGGCCAGTGGACACAGACCGAATCGCTCGATCCGGCAAGCCAGCAGGCGTTGGATCAAGCACGCGGGCTACAAACGTCCATGTTTGGGCGACTAGGAGCGCAGGGTGAATTCAGTGGCGGCCCTGCCATGCCAACCTATGATGAACTGTCCGGCGAAAAGCACGGTCAGCGGCTTGCCGAATCGCTTATGGCTCGTATCCGGCCACAGCAGCAGCAATCCGAACAGCAAATGCAGACTAAACTGCGCCTGCAAGGACTCCAGCCGGGAACGGCAGCATATGACCGTGCCTATCAGAACATGCTTACCTCGCATGGTGATGTAGGCGCACAAGCACAGCTACAAGGCATGTTGGCTGGCGCTCAAGAATCGCGTGATATTTACAACACGCAACTGGGCGGGCAGCGGCAGGGCTATGAACAGTCCATGCAGAACTATATGCTGCCTTGGCAGCAGGCCCAAGCAGCACAAGGGCTGGTTAGTGGCGTTCGCACTCCTGCATACCAGAGCTTTATGGGCGCTGGTATGGGCGAGGGCAACCGCGTCATGGACGCCACACAGCAGGGCTTCGCACAGCAGGCCAATATCTACAATCAACAAATGGCCGCACGGAATAACAAGATGAGTTCAATAGGGCAGCTAGGCGGCGCACTCGGTTCGGCTGCCATTACTGCCTCTGATATCGCTCTCAAGGAGGATATCGAACAGATTGCCGATGAAGCGGCATACAATACCATGCTTTCCTTGATTCCGATTAGCTGGAAATGGAAGGACACCAAGCTGCCGGATTCCGGTATATCAGCGCAGCAGGTTTTTGACCTTGTTCCTGAGCTTGTGTCCAAAGCCTCGGACGGATTCTTGCAGGTCAACTATACCGGCTTGTTCGGCATACTGCTAGGTGCCTTCCGGCACATGGCTAAACAGGAGAGGGAACATGGCGTTCTATGACCAAGGTGGAATGGGCGAGCAGCCGGGAGTCCGGGGCAAGCCCCGCAAAGGTGGATCGGCTGCGGCTTTGCCGGGACAAATGACCAATACCGCTATGCCCGGCACTCAGCAGCTATCAACGGTGCCACAGGTGCCTACTCCGTCATGGGGTCAGGATGCCTCGGGAAACATGGCTCCCCCGGTGGACAATCCAATGGGTTCTGGCAAGCTAGGTGGCTTCACACCGGGGCCAATGAACCAGATGCAGCCGCCTCCCATGCAAGACCCCGGCATGGCAGGCTCCCTAGGTGAACAGCCGATGGGTACGCCACTGAACAAGCCCGGTAAGGGTGGCGGGGCTGCTACAATACCGTCAACCTTGGGCGGCGGTATTCGCGCTCCGGGTGAGCGCAGGATGCCCGGACTTCCGGGTATGATACGCAACCGAGTAATGGCGCTTCGTGGCGGCGGCGGCATGGGCGGTGGAGGATACTGAAATGGCATACGTCCCTCCTAGCTGGAAAGATATCAACCAGAACGCTACTGAGATTCAGAAGCGTCAGCGCCTTGCGAAAGCGTTGCGGGCAAGTCAGGAGGAATTTAAGGCTATTCGTACCAAGGAACGGCGGCAGGAATTAACCCCTACTCAGCATGGCGGTTTGTATGAAACAGTGTCCATGCTTGCGCCTGAGTCTATTCTAGGCACAGTGGCGCAGGTCGGCGGTGGACTTCTGGGCGAATACTTGACCGGCAAAAAGGCCAAAAAAACTGAGGATGAATCCGAGGCAATGCGGAACTCTGAAATCCTCCGTACCGTGCAGCAAATGACCGACCCGAACGCTCCAAAGGCTACGGGACCGGCTGACTTGAACGAGGCTTTGGGAATACAGGCTGCTCCCCCGCCTGCCCCTCCAGTGGCTCCGGTTCAGGCTATGGGCGGGGGTCTTGCTGCGGCAGGCTTTCCCGGTGCTGCTCCCCCTCCTGCTCCGGGCATTGCTCCGGGCATGGGCGGTGGCCTCGCTGCGGCTGGTATCCCGCCTGAGACTCCCCCGGCTCCCCCGGCAGACCTCATGGCGGCTCTAGGCCAGCCCCCTTCCTCCGGTGTAGCGGCTGGCATGGAAGCAGCATTGCCACAAGACCCAACTCCGACCAAGGAAACGCTACGCGCATATCTCGGCTTGCTCGGGGGTCCAGACTTGAAAGACCTTGGCATAACCGATCCAAGCCAGTTAAAGACTCATGCAATGGTCAAGCTGGATAACGGAAACTTGGGTATCGTTACTAACGACCCCACTAACCCCGTTATTGATACCAAGCAGAAGTACGCTCCGCAAGCCTTCCAGTTGACTGAGGAAGGTATGCCTCCGGGTACGATAAAGATGGTCAATGGAGTACCGACTTTCATCCCGGCTATTCAGGGTCAGGCTGGAACGGCCACAGGTGGAGTACAGACAGGGGCCGAAGTTACCGCACCAGCGGCTCCTTCGGTCGCACCCTTAGCCAATGCCCCCGGTGTGGCAGAAGTTGATGGACAAAGAGCCAGTTTTGAGTTCCCAGAACTGCCGCCAGAGGCACAGCAAAGAATGGCGCAGTTTGCCGCATCCATACAGGGGATGGATTTGAACGAGGAAGATGTTCAAATGTTGATAGCTAGGAAGCTCAGTCAGGAAATGGGTCAAGCTCCTGCCCCGGCTGCTGCTACTGCTCCTGCCCCGGTTACTGCTCCGGCTACCGCCCCCGCTACGGCTCCGACTGCTTCTGCCCCGGCTACTGGCGTTGCCCCCGGTCAAACCCTTGCTGCTCTGCCAACTGCCAAGCAGAAGGAGACTGGCAAGCTGGAAGCCGCCGCTGAAATGGCTACGCCTACCGCCAGAATTGAGGCTGAAAAACAGCGCCAGAAGATTAACCTTGAGCGTAGGTCGGCAGCAAAGACCGCTTTGGAGAAGCATGAGAACCTGATTGCCGAATCCATTAAATCAGCCAGAAGGCTGTATGACCCGGACACAGGTATAGAGCATCCCGGTCTGGAGGCAATGTCCACTGAAAGTCTTGCAGGCCCGATAGCGGCTAACCTTGAAGCCAGTCGCCATGCCGAAGGCGGGGGCGGCGGTGGCCTATTAGCTACTCTCGGTATGCCTGTCTATGGTCGCATAAATCAGGAAGGTGCTGATGCTCATTCCCTGATTAAGCAAATGCAGGGCGGCGTTCGTGCGGTCGGTTTCCAAGGCATAGTCGGTCAAGGCGCTGGTTCCATTTCCAACGCGGAAGGCGCTGCCATTCAAGAGTCAATTAATAATATGGCAATTGCCACAAGTGCAGAGGAAAAGAGAAGGGCTATCAAGTCTTACATTGACGTAACTACTGCAATTCAGGCGCGGTGGCGGCGTGAAGCAGAGGGCGCAGGAGACATAGGGCCAGAGGCTACGGCAACTGGCGGTAAGCCGAAGCGTACTTTCTCTGAAATCCAGCGGCAGTACGGCGGGAGATAACAATGGCTACGCGCGCTGAGATTCAGAGGATGGTTGAAGCAGCCGAAGCGGCAGGAGATACCGAAGCCGTTGAAGTGCTTATGGGCGAATACAATAAGGCTCCTGCCGAGGGTGCGCCTCCGGCTTCTATTGCTCGTCCTGAAACGCCTGCTTTTGTGCCTGCCAATAACACGGTTCCAATCAACCCGGAAACCGGGCAGGCTCAAGCCTATACGGATGAGTCAGGACAGTTTCATCCCACGGTTGCGCGTATCCCGAAAGCTGGAAAAACGGTCGGTGGGACTAAGGAACAGGGCATCATACAGACAGGCGTTCAGGGGCTAGGACAGTCCTTGGATTCGACCTTCCGGGGCGGTCGCCAGATATTCAACTACCTGACCGGCGACAAGGAAGAATTGGCTCAGTTACAGGCCGAGGAAGCTGACCGCCGGAACATTGACAAGGAGCTATTGGGAACGGCCAGCGGTCGGATAGGTCAGATCGCGGGTCATGTTGGTATGGCAATGATACCCGGTGGCGCTGCCGTCAAAGGCTCTGCTGCTCTCCGGGCTGCTATGCCCCTTATCAAGAGCCAAAGGGCTAGGGCGCTTCTCTCTACCGCTTTGGTAGAGGGTGGGATTGGCGCGGGTCAGGGCGCTCTTATGCCTACGGTTGAAGGCGAAAGCCGTCTGGATAACGCTGCGGAGGGTGCCAAAGCGGCGGCTGTAATGGGCATGGCCCCCAGTCTTATCAAGGCAGCGGCACAGGCCAAAGCGCCGGGTATAACTCAGGTGCTTCCTGCTCTGGCTAGGAAGTTAACTGGAGCCACGGAAACCTCTGCCCGGAAAGCGGCAGGCCGGGTTATCGGGGAAGTAACAGAGTCAATCCCTCAAGTGCCACTGTCCCCAATCAAGGCTGAATTGCGCCGGGTCAGGACGGCATATGGGGATGAGCTTTCTCCTGCTGCTCAGAGAGAGATAGATAACATGCTCGGTAAGACCCTTCCGACTACTGGCACACGCATACAGAAAGCACGGGCGGCTTTCGGTGCGGCAGGTGCAGAGGCCAAAGGCGCAGCAGGGCAGGGTTACTTTGAGCTAACAAGAATACTGGATGATGCCACAGCATTAGCTACCTCAAAACGTAAGGCTCAAATGTTACGGGATGCCAGAGAAGTTTATACCAATCAGTTAGCCCCCTCGGCTCCGACCACATTAAAGATATCTGGAATTGCCGCTGCCAATGCCCTACGAGATATGTGGGACGAACGGAAGCCGAAAAAGCAGGAGAAACGATAATGCCTCGCAATGGTTCCGGTACATATCAACTTCCCGTAGGCAATCCGGTTGTCACTCAGACGCTAATTACTAGCAACTGGGCGAATACCACGATGAGCGACCTTGCAGCGGCTATTACCCAGTCGCTTTCCAAGGACGGTCAGACGGTGCCAACTGCTGACCTGCCAATGGGCAGTTTCAAGCATACAGGCGTGGGCGACCCCGTACTGCGGAACAACTATGCTTCCCTTGGATGGGTACAAGACGGCAAAGATAAGCGCCTTATCAATGTGACAGGCGTGAACCAGATCGAAGCCACTCTACCCGGTGGTCAGATAGCTCCCGTTCTCGGCCAGATCGTACAGTTGATTCCGACTGCCAATAACACTGGCATTGTTACCCTCGTAATCAATGAGGGTGCAGAGTACGATGTTATTACCGATATCGGCAACTTCCTTGGGGCCGGTAATCTGGTGGCAGGCCGTACCTATCTGCTGTCCTTTACTGGCGATGCGTGGCAGGTTATTTCTGCCAGCGGTGGCGTGACTGGATTCGCTCAGGCTGCAATGTCTGGTTGGGACCGGCCTTCGCTTTCAGGCCCGTATCCGCAAATTACGTTCGTCAATCCGACTACCGTTTTCGTGCCGGGAGGCACAGGGCGTATTATTCGCCCCTCGGCCCGTGACCTTTCGGGCGTTACCGAAGTGTCATGGCCCGGTCAGAACGTGACCATTTCCAACGTGGCCGTTGACTGGACTACTGTGCTGGCCGTTAATGCGGCAGGTGCAATCGTCCAATTCACCGGCAGTTTCAATCCTGTCTGGGCGCGTGAGAATATCCTGCTTGGTTCGGTCGCACATATCAATGGGCAGATCAATGAAATCACTACCCAACCGGCTATTTTCGGTGATATGACTTATGCGGCCTATGACACTGGCATCCTTCTCAACAACACTTTGGTAAGTGGCGGTAAGGTCTTGCCAAATGCTGCAAGCCCGTTCCACCTAGACTTGCAGGCCGGTATCATCTTCTCCCTTGGCCTTGATTCGACGGACGTTAACGCGCCCAATACGGGGAATTTCCCCGCTGCGTTCGACCTCAGTTTCTTCCCGGTTACTGGTATCAGTGGCGTTGGCGCTGCCACTCAGAATGTCCCGGTCACGCAATATGACCCCTCGGGTGCGGGAGTTGTATCCGCGATTCCGGGGGGCGTTAATACGGCGTCTATTCATCGTCTTTTCCTTATGGCAGGGGAGTTCATTTTCCTGTACGGTCAGGCTGCATATGCTGACCTGCCTACTGCGCTGTCACAACTGGGCGTTGATGATGCAAGTCTAGTCATGCCTGCAAAGCTGGTAAACGCTACCCTGCTCTGCTACATTGTGGCGCAGAAGAATACCACGGACCTCAAGAACGTGGCTCAGGCTCGGATTGTCGCCAAAGGCGGTACGAGTTTCAGCATCGGTACGGCAGGCTCTATCTCAGAGGCTCCGATTAACGGCCTTATCTATGGTCGCAAGGATGCCTCTTGGTCTGAGACTATCCCGGCCCCTAGAGGGGCTATGGGTACGTTCCGGCAAGTCAACTACTATACCAATCTGGTTACTCGGTTCTCGCATGGCCTTGATGATTCCATCGAAAGCGGGGGAAATACGGGGTCTGATTATGTCCTTCGTGCCTACACTGATGCTGGCGGATTCCTTGGCCCGGTTTATACCGTTGATCGTAGCTCGCAGATAGTAACGTTCCACAATAACGTTAACGTTCAAGGTCATGCCATTGCCACTGGCTCGGTTATGACAGGCCAGAGTTTCCGGTCTAGCACGGCACAGGTTATCATTGCTCCGGTTGGCATTGATGGTGACATATCCTTTAGGCCGAACGGAGAGGGTTCTCTCCTTGGCTCTGCTGGCCTCGACAAATTCGGCATTATGTATATAAGCCCGGTTGATGCTTCTGGCTATCCGGGTCTTAATGTATATCAGGACGGCAAATACTCTAATCCGTTTACCTCGGGCAATGCGGGCGGCATAGGCATTACTGCTCTTGATACTGCGGCTGATGCCGGTTGCAGCATCACGTTCCGGGGTCAAGACGGCCCGACTACTGAGCGCCCCGGCGCGGTTATCGCCTTTGGCAAGGACGGCCCTTGGGCTTCTGGCGGCGGTGATTACCCCGGCTTCCTGTCCTTCCAAACTCGTAGCACGGCGGCAGGTGGCGGTCAGACCCTTGAACGGCTGCGGATTGACTCTGCTGGTGTCGCCACCTTTACCCAAGCTGGCGTTGTTCGACTGCTGGTAAACGGCACAGGCGTTGAGCTTGATGATACCGTTTATGTCAATAGGGCATCCGGTCAGTCGCTTGCGGTATATGCCAATTCCGCTGCTGGCTTGCCTGCTGGTGGTGGGACGCCCGGTATCCGAGTGATTAACTCCGTTCTCAATGATGCCTCGTTGGTCGCCGTTAGCTTTGCGATGAATGACACCACTGATAACGAGC